AAAAAGTTTATTTACAGCGTCAATGTAAAAAAGCAGGTGTTACCATTGTATGTCAAGAGAAAACGATTGAAGCGCTTAAAAACGACATTGATCGTCTATCAGAAGAGAATGAAAACATAAGACGTATGTATGGGTCGAGATAAAAAACATATCAAGGGCGATCAAGCAGAATTGATTGCTCAAGAGTTTTTTATTAAAAAAGGTTTTTATGTATTCAATAACATATCGCAGCATGGACCTGCAGATATGTGTGTTTTAGATCATGACGGATATATAATGTTAGTTGATGTTAAAGCTGTTTCTCTTCGAGAAAAAAATGGTTGGAAAGTAAACCGTGCACCTAGTAAAGAACAAAATAAACTAGGCGTTGAATTAATATATGTTAACTTAGATACGAGAGAAGTATTAGATCATGCTCCTCGTAAAGGTAAATATAAAAAAAATAACGTGGTGGACATACAAACTTATATGGAAACCCACATGCCAGAATAAAGGAGAAGTATGGATATAAAGAAACCAGAAGGAATTGAGTATAGTATTTTAAATTGGGGACCATGTGTAATGAAGATAAAAATTAATGATAATTTTCATGCACAACTCTTAGCAGAAGCTGCAGCTTCACGTAAACCTGAGTATCTTATGCAAGATAAATTAGCAGGTATTATTAAAGAAGAGTATAAGTTTAGAAACAAAGAAGTATTAACACCTGAACTTGCAAAATGTATTGGAGTCTATGATGAAGCAGTCAAACGTTGGAGCAATAGAATTCCTGAGAAACCTGCACAATATAATTTAAGAGCATTGTGGGTCAATTACCAAGGACCTAATGAATTTAATCCACCACACGATCATTCAGATACTTTAAGCTTTGTAATTTATTTAGATGTACCAGAAGAAATACATCAAGAGCAAAAAGATTATGGCGGCAAAAGCAGCGGTCCTGGTGGTATAAGTTTCTTGTATGGTGAAGGAACACGTCAAGCAATTACCTACCAAGCAATCATGCCAAAGACTAAAGACATGTGGATATTTCCTGCATGGTGTAAACATTTTGTTGCACCATTTAGATCAGATGTAACTAGAATATCTGTGTCAGGAAATGTAACAGACAGTGTACCTATAAATTCGATTAAATCTAATACAACAATAGAAAAAGAAGACGCCGAGTATGTAGAGGAGTTAAAAAAGAAATTATGATTAAGTATTTATTAGAAATAATATATCATTACTCCACGGCTTTAACTTCATGGTCTTGGCAGAAGTTATACGGAAATAGGAAGGAAGGCTATGGCTACAAAAAAAGAAAAATGGGACGGTAAATCAAGGGTTTCCAACGATTTGTATCGTAAAAGATACAATGAGATATTCGTAAAAACACCTTACGATGAGCTGCAAGAAGAACTAATTGAAGGTGATAAAATGTTTGGTAAAATGAAAGCTAAAAAGAAATCTTTTAAAGAAGAGCAAGATGAATTGAATGAGTCTTATAAACAATCGATAAAAAATAAAAAAGAAAGAGATCCTTTTGATATAGAAGTTAAGGAAGATAAAAAAATAACAGATGAAGAATTAAAAAAAATAGATGAACGAAATGGCTTTTAAATTTAATAAACTATACGACTATCCTAGATCAATGCGGACATTGATTGGTGGTAAACGACACTATGACATTGGTGACGATAAGTTACCAAGTGTTACGACTATACTTTCCGCATGCCAGTCGGATGAGAAGCGACAGAGTCTTGCTGATTGGAAGGCAAGGATGGGTAATGACGCTGCAGACAAGGTTAGAGATCAAGCAGCCGAGCGTGGTACAGCCATGCACAAGTACCTCGAACATTATATTGATGGCACAGGGCTCAAGGACCTAACAGAACTAGGACAGCAAGCCGAGACGATGGCGAACAAGATTATAGAATCAGGGCTCAGGGACCTGTCAGAAGTGTGGGGCCAAGAGGTAACATTATATTACCCAGGACTATACGCAGGAGCAACAGACGTTGTTGGCATCTTTGATGGCCAGCCGGCTATCATAGACTTCAAGCAATCAAATAAACCTAAGAGACGTGAGTGGATTGAAGACTACTT